AAAAGTATTTATATCTCTCCACCCTTCGGCATTTTTACTTGAGTTGCTTGTGCGTCACTAGTTACATCACCACCATTCACTGGAGCACCCATTATACTTTGCCCACCAAGTGGATCAAGTGGCATTCCAGTTGCAGGATCCATCAATGATGCAGGATCAGGTAATACACCATCTTCAATCTCTTGATCGATTTGTGCATCAATTTCTTTAATCTCTTCTTCAGTTTGCTTAAGAATTTTAGTTCTCACATATTCTGCAGAATAATATCTACCCATGTAAGGTTCCATTGCAGCAAGAACACCAAGTTGTTCATTGCGAAGTTCATTCTCTTTAAGATCTGAGAAATGGTTATCGTAAAGATAATCAAATTGAATATGTTCTTCTAAATGATCCCAATCTTCTGAAGTAATAACATTTTTAAGAATCAATTGAGTCTTAAGCATATCCATGAAGATTCCAGAGAATCTCTTACGTAGTCTACCTACAAACTTAGTAAACTTAAGTTCATCTCTTAAGATCTCTGATGATCTACCTAGATTAAATCCACCTTGACTGTCTAGTCTACTTGATGGAACATTCAGTGCTTTGTATAATTTTGTCTGGAAATATTCTATATCATTAAGTTCTCCAAGGTTTTGTCCACCTGGAAGTGTAGTGATTTCAGTTCCTCTACCACCTTCTCTACGTGGAAGCCAGAAATCCTCAAGCATTGCCATATACTTACGGTCATCTCTGATCTCTCCAGTATCAGCATTATAAACCAGTTTATTTCTATAACGGTTCATAACATCACGAAGATATTGTTCTGCCTTAACTTTAGGGAGATTACCTACATCAATGTAGAATATTCTTCTTTCTGGAGCACGAGATAATCTGTAGATAACAAGACTATCCTCAACCATACGAAGTTGGTTAAGACCCTTAATTGCTTTGTGTAGATATGATAAAACTGTTTGCTTATTTCTATCTACAAGACCTGAAGTAACATATACAATCGAATCTTTAGCAATCTGAACACTCTTTTGATCTCCTCTATTTGGGATCATATTACCACTATTCTTGCTAGTAGCTTGTGGACTATAAACATAGTACTCCTCAAGTTTAGGAGCTTCAAACATCTTTGTTTGATTTAACTGATCTGTATATACTGGTGACTGATAGTTAGGACCAAGTTTCTCTTGCTTTCTTATTAATCTTATTTTAAGTGGATCGATATATCTAATCTCTTGAAGACCATCTTGTGGTTTCTTTATATCAATTACTTTGTGGTAGTATACTCTTCCGTCAATATACCAGGTACGAAAAATCTCATGAGACTTCTTATCGAAGTTCATGAGTTGCTTGATGTATTTAAATTCTTCTCTAATTATATCTTTTAATTTATCTGATGCAGGTAGATTTGATAACTCAATCTCTACAGGAGAATCATTAAGATCAGAAACAATTGCTTCATTTACTATATCTTCAATAGCACTATCACACTCAGGATGCAGACACATTTCACGGTATCTACGAACTAAGTCTTGTTCATTTTTATATACTCCTTCAATATCTACGTATTGTCCGTAGAAACCACTGGAAATATAAAAATCTGATTTATCTTCGTCGTTAGCAGGTACTGGAGAAATAACATTTTTGTTCTTGTTTTCTCCAGTATTACTTGGTAACTTAAAGCCAAAGAGCTTTGCCATTGTATAACTGTTTTGCTACTATTATAGCACTATTTATGATTATGCACCAGTCCCTAATTGGGTACTTCCATCGGAAGCAAGAGCATCGTACCACTGGTACTGGAACTCTACTGAAAACTCTTCAATTGCATCAGTATTTTCATAACTCAAATCTATTGCAGAAACAAGAGTTGGGAATGCACCAAAGAACTTATACTGTTTTAGAACAGGAACCTGCACAGAACTTACTGGATTTGTTCCAGCAACAGTAGATCTTCCTAGTTGTCTAACAAAGAGATCTTGCTGATATGATGTAGGATCTGTTAATCCAGCATTGTCCTCATGCTTGTTTATGAGGTTCATCCATCTTTCAAATGCATTTCTAAGTACGAAATCGGTGTCATTAATAATCTGAATTGTCCAAGGATCAAATGTACGGTCACCAGCGATCTTAAGATTTCTTCCTCTAAATGGAACAGCAATATTGCTGATATTTGATGCAGGAAGTGCAGCTGCCTTTACTAAGAATCTAGACTTGTCAGAAACAAGGTCTTTTGTTGAATCTTGTGGAATTGCATCATCTGGGAAATAAAGTTCAACTTCGAATAAGTTGGATCTAGTACCACCACCGATCATCTTACCCTTGAATGCATCAAGAGTTCTATCTCTAGTATTTGGAATGTTTAGGTTTGCCATTAATTGTTTCCTCTAATTAATTAAACGTTTCCAACGACTTCTTCAAAACTAACACCAGTACGGGTAGCAACGAAGGTTAGACCGATGAAGTTGATTGATCTTGCAGGTTTGACAAAGATGTCAGCCTTAAATTGGTTGGCATCGATTATGTCGGGAGTGTTGTTTGTTTCATCACAAACTACAACGAAATCAGTAATACCTCTCTTCGACTTAACATCACGGAGATATGGTTCAACAATATTTACAAAGTTAGACCTTGTAATAACATCATTGAATTCAAAGAGTTGTGCTTTTGCTGATCTCTCGATTGTTGCCTCTATTGTGAGGAACAAGCGACGAACGTTGATTCTATCGAATGCAGAAGCATATGATAGTCCAGTTCTATCACCGAAGAGGACAATTCCAGCACCAGGTGAGAAGACGACTGGGTTAATTCTCTTAGGATAAATTAGATCTCTTTGTGCTTGAGATGGATTATATGCTACTTTTATAGCGTTATTAATCGAACCTCTTGATGCACCAGCAGGTGAGAACCATGAATACTGATTGATTGAAGTTCTTGCCATCAATCCAGCAGTATCTCCATTTAACGGAAGCCACCTGAATTTATTGTTGAATCTATCATAAACATACTTGTAACCTGAGTCGAATACAGCGTATGAAGATGAAGTGATTGGATCAAAGAAATCAATAATATTTTCTGTCTGAGTGTCAGAGTTAGTTACATTGACAACTCCATTCTTATGTGGAGAAAGACAAGCAACACAATCTTTTCTCAATTCTGCAATAGAGATTAGATAATTTGCTTTTGATTGTGACTCCTGTATGGTAGAACCACCAGATGGTCCTTGAATTAAGAAGTTAAGTTGGTACTCTGCCTGATTCTTAAACTTCTCATATCCACTAATAACATTGGCAAGAGTAGCACCATATCCACCAGTAGCAGAATAGTTTTCTCCACCTGTTAATGAATAACCTTTGTTTCCTTGTACTGAGAATGAAGCTCCTTGTGCATTTCCATTCCAGTTACCAATACCCTTCTGGGTATATGCGTAACCACCTGCAGTAGCAGTAAGTCCAGAAGTTTGACCAGCACCAACGTATCCACCGTAGATGTGTTCTGACTTCATTGCCAAAGCATCCTTCCAGTAGATATTCTCCGATGGAGTTACTTTACCGTCAAGTGCTTTAGAGAGATTTAAATGCTTCTCTACGATTTGTCCTGCAGTACCAGTTACATCACCTTGATCATCTACTACGACAACATGTAATTCATCGTTTGTTGAACTTCTCTGTGAAGCGTACTCAGATGTTCCTGGTTTTGTAGCAATAGACTTCCAATAAACTGTTGAGTTAGTAAGATCTAATACCTGATCTTCCCACCAATCTTTTGCAGTTGCAGATCTAACAGTTGCACTTGTTGTGCCATCCAATCCAACAACTTGTATTGGGTTAGATGTTGTGTTAGCAACAGAAACTTTTGTAAAGGTTAATTGATGTGTACCTGCTCCTGTAGTAATTGCTCTATCTACAGTAACTGTACTTGCACCAATCGAAACAATAGTTGTTCCTGCTCCAACTCCAGTTCCACTTACTTCGATATAAGATCCACCACTAGTAGTGAAATCATTAGCAGCAACACCATTGATATTCTCAGTTGTAATACCAGTAATGGTAATATCGTAAGCAGCGTCTAGAACTGCAGTAGTAGCACCGAAACCAGTGTTAACTACATGATCAGCAGTGGTAACTGGATTGTCAAACTTATTGACTGAACCTTGAGCATAAGATGCTGGACTTGAAACTCCAGCTGAAGTTACTTGATCAACGACCTTAACATAAACTTCTCCTACGCCAATACCAGTAACAACTCCTCTTAGGAATCCTCCAGTAAAGGTTGTAGTTGAACCACTAGATCCTGGATCAATTTTACCTACTAATGTTTGTGTTACACCAGCACCAACTGCAAAATTACTTGTAGTGACACCAGTAAATGTTTGGTCTGCAAATCCATCAATTGTACAAACTCTTAATCCGTTTGCCCATCTTCCTGGATCTTTGGCAGCATAGTACCAATCTGATGCAGTTGAATGATTATTTACGAAATTTTCGTATGATTCTATTTTTGCAGTTGTTGATGCAGCAGATACACCAGCATTTGCGTTATTTAAATTTGTATTATCTGTTCTGACTACTCTTAGGACACCGCCATAAGAAAGATAGTTAGATGCACTCATCCAATACTCATATTGTGAGTCTGTTGAAATAGGCTTACCGAACGTCTTAAGAAGATCTTGCTCCGTCTCGATTAGAATTGGAGTATTAATAGGGCCCTTTTCAAATGGACCTGCAATTGCGCCAACTAGTTCATTAACAGCATCAACTCTTCCAATTGTTAAGTCTACTTCCCTTACCTTGACTCCAGGTGAAACTAAGTTTAGCGACATGTTTTTTCCCTCTGAAGGTATCAATTTATCTAGATTTATTTATAAATTAGACACCCTTACATGCATTATTACATGTACTCCCACATATATTCCATTCCTCCACCCTTATCTCCATACTCATCAGTATACCATCTATCTCCTTCTGGATCTACGAATGAAACCTCACCAGAAACCCCATCACTGATGAATCCAAAGGGTGCCATATCTTGTTCAATTTGATCTCTTTGATCTTCATATAATTTCTTTCGTACATCTTGATCAGTAAGTTCTTTGAAGTAATCTTGCTGAACTAACCAAGCATAGATTACCAAACACATAGCAAGGTCATCATTACATCCATCCTCAGCTTCAAATGAATTACTCTTTGAAATAAAAGTAGTTAATTCCGAAATGATATCATAATCTTTAAATAGTACTTTATCTGATTCTACTACTTGTTTTAAATTCAATGATCCAATCTTCTTCACAGTCTTGGACATCTTTACACCCAACTGTGTCTTGTTACCAGAGAATCCTTGACCTACAACTTGACCTGCCCTACCTCTCATAGAACACATAAGAAGATTCATATACTCTAAATCAAAGTTTAGAATAGCAGCAACCTGATCTCCTACATCATTTACCTCACACAATACAAAAGCATTATTATATCCTCTACATGTTTCATATATGATATTCGGAAATAGCATAGGTTTTATTGTATTATTTCTATACTTTGCAACTACTTGATGTGGAAATTCTGTAATGTCAATTATTACAAAGGCAGAGTAATCCTCTCCTACACCTCTAGCAACGTCAACAGTACACAAATAATCATGCTTTTCTACTGGTGCTGCATATATGTCTAGTCCACTATTTGATGTTAATGGGTTTTCATATACTAGTGCTCGAAGCTTTGCTGGATTGATAAGAGTATCAACAGATCCTAAGAATTCACACTCAAACTCAACTTTGAACTGTTGTTCTGATGTGTTCTTAATAGTTTGCTCTTTCCAAGCTGCATCTCTATTTGGAACTTCACTCCAATGAACAGCAGTAGGTACATAATCACTCTCACCATTCTCTGCATCGTGCCACATTCGGTAGAAATGATTCATACCTTTGGGGGTGGATACAATTATAATCTTTGTAGATGTACCAGATGAAATAGTAGGATATACTGAACTAAAGAAGTCATCTGCAATGTGATTCGGTACGAAAGCAAATTCGTCTAAGAATATAATGTTAAAGGTCATACCTCGAACAGCAGCAGCAGACGTAGATGCTGCCATAATCTTAGAACCATTCTCTAGTTCCAAACTACCTTTGTTCCACGTTAGAATGCCTTGCTGCATCCATTTGGGAAGGTTCTCGTAAGCAATCTGCAATCTACCAAGTAGATCTCGTGCAGTTGCTGCCTTGTTAGCAAGAATACCGATATTTACATTATCATTGAATATTGCATAGTGCAACAAATATGATACCGATGTAGTAGACTTACCAGTCTGTCGAGGCATCATACAGATATTAAATCTATTCTCATGAAATCTTGCAATTAACTTTTCTTGAAAAGGCCACATGTCAAATCCGACAAGACCCTCATCAACGTTTACAATCTTTATATAAGTTCTTGCAAAATATATTGGATCATCTTTACACTTGATAAATTCCTGTATTTGTTCAGCAGTAAATTCAACGGCAGTATTTGCCTTTTTTAAATTAGGATTACCGAGATATATGTTTTCAGCCATAATTTTTATTGTTCACCAGAAAATAATAATGGTTTTGTTGGGTCTCTCATTGTTGGATTATATGCTATCAATTTAGCATTTGGATATATCTTTCTTATTGCTTGCAATACTGTAGTTCTTGTTGGTCTTGTAAACACATCAGGAAAAAACATTTGAGTAAATAATGTTCTTCCCCTCCAGTTAAGAGTTACACCATAAGTAGAACCCCTTTCCTGAACACGAAGATATGCTTCTCTAAGAGATGTTTTATATTGTCTATAATTTTTCATTTCTCCATCCCCTTCTTTAGTAACTTTTGTAATTCTGCAGTAGACCCAACAAACAATGCATTATTAACAGTAGATGGTCCCTTCGCTTGTTCTTCATTTAAATTTTTCATCTTTAATTGTAAATCGATTAACTTATCAGTTGTATCAGCAACATTCTTAATTAATTGACTGACAACTTCAAATGCTCGTGGTTGTTGACCATCTTCGGCAACTTCCATAATCCTATCAAGTGCTTCCTGACCTTTTTCAATCAAAGAATAAAGATTACCTCTTGTGTATTCATAATCAAGAGTACTATTGTCTTTACCCTTTTCTAGTTTCTTTAGTTGATCTTTTCCACGCTTAAGGGTATCCTCAGCTTCTTTAACAACTTCAATGTCTAAAGCATTGTCTATAGCATCAAATTTACTCATACATCAGCTCCTTTTGT